GGACGCGCTTAGTTGTCTCGGAACGGAATCATCCGAGCGACTACTAAGTAGCCTACTTCATGGCACCCACCTTTGGTGGTGAGAGCAATGAGATTCCCGAATTTTATTCAGGAGTACCAATGATCAAAAGTTTCCACAACGAGCTTGCGCTAGTTGCGAAGATATTTGATATTGATATTACACCTATTACCAAGCAATGGTATAGTGTCTACCAAACACGGTTGTCAAATCGTGGTAAGGCCGACGCTGTGAGGTTCTGCAAAGAACTGAACTCCGTAGGAGAACGTTACGCTCTTAGACAAAATATCACTGCCATTCCATGGACCAAATCAGATAATGATAACTTTCCTCTTTGCATAAGTAAATTTAAAACTTATTTACGCTCAAAGGATAGTCGCAAAGTCGTAATGGCCTTATCGGTCTTACGATCTTGTGAATTGTTAAGATTACCTATATCTAAAGATATAAGTACCATAATTGAACCTTGTAAGTTCAATCATGATCTTGTACAATCTATCATCGATTTCATACCTCAGTGGGTCTTACGTTTAAAACGTATATCCCTTCGTGATATGAAATACCACTTTACACTGAAGAACGGGCCCAATGGGCACGCACTTCATGCAAGTAATGCTGATATATTGGCTGTTGTTAATGACGTCCCAATCTTCGAAGCAATTCGAAAGATTGAGAAGACGCTAAATGATGACTATCCGATGCGAAAGAAGAACATCAAGAACGAAGTTCGAGATGGCATTATTCCTATTCATTCCAAACTTTGTCAGTTTCCTGAAAAGAGTGGAAAGACTAGGACTATTGCAATAATTGATTACTATAGTCAGAGGTGTTTAAATACACTTCATTCTATGTTAATGCAATTACTTTCAACTTTAGTATCAGATGGAACATATTCACACCAGAATGTTGGTAAATATGCACAAAGTAAAACAAAGGATAAAACCTTTATTTACTGTGCAGATTTAACTGCATTTACTGATCGATTTCCTGCTGTAATTCAAGAAGTATTACTTCATGAATTACTTGAGGATAAAGATTTAGCACAAGCGTATTGGACTCTCCTTGCGGAAAGAACCTTTACGGTTGCCTGGAGTGGTGAACAAATAACCTACAACTGTGGGCAACCAATGGGAGCCTACGGTAGTTGGCCGTTATGTTCACTAGCACATCATCTTTTAGTTGAATACTCTGCATTCACATGCGGAATAGACAGCTCCAAACATCTTTACAGAATGATTGGAGATGATGTTATAATAACAGATAAGAGTATAGCAAAAGCTTATGAAAGAAATATTAACCTTTTAGGGGTTGATATTAACTTAAGTAAGACTGTTTGCTCACCTGAGCTTTCAGATTATTCTGGAGCAGAGGTAGCTAAACAATTGTTCCTTAACGGAACATGCTTAACTCCTATGACGCCAGGATTCATCCGAAATCTTCGGAAACCATACATGTTTAACACATGTATGATAGTACTTAGTGATCGATACGAATTCTTCCGTCCCGAGCACCCTCCACTACTAATCGATAGATTCTATAGAAAGAATCAACGTCGAAAAGTTTGGATGCTTTGTTCAAATCCAATAAATGGCTGGATCAAGCCCGGTTACCCG